GGCTCACCATCTTCATATTTCCCATCATAATCAAAGAGAATAAACACATCACGAGATGCTAATCCTTTGTTGTATAGGACAGCCATCAGGTCTTTATGAACGGGCAGCTTGGATTTGTCAGTCCATGAGGATACACCGGCAAGGGCCAAACAGATATGAGGCAGTCCTTCTTTTTGGATTGCCTTGGTGATTGCGTGGGCTTTAAATTCACCCTCTGTGATAATTAGTGGAATTCCTAAATTCGTACGGGCTACCTGCCACATCGGGTTCTTAGGAAAATAAATGTGAGAGCCTGAATGCTGCCGTTGGCTATACTTTCTTTTTCCGCGCGGATTCAGAACTCGAACGCGAACGAAATCTGTTTCGTTTCCGTCCATGTCATAATAAGGAATCTTTACTGAAGAGCTAAATTCAGGAAAACCTAGAAGTGCTTGTGTGTCTTCTTCATTTAAAAAGGACAGACCTAATGCTTGTATATCATCCTGATCAAAGTTTCGTGAATTTAGGAAATCCTGATATAATTGTTCCGGTCTAATTGTTTGCTCATTGAAACCCAAGTCAATGCTCCTTCAAATGGTTAGATGACTTCATCGGTCAATCCTCTTAATCCCCAATGTTTCTGCATTGGGGATTTTTTTGTTCGTAATCTTTACTTAATACTAAATACTATTAACCCGGCACATCTTTGTGCCGGATAACCATCATATCACTAATTGAGTTCTTAGCAGTAAGAAATAGGAGTCTTACTTAACAATTGGTGAATTCTTAGTACTACATCACGACTTTTACCACCGATGTGCCATGTGCGAATATCTTCTTTGGCTTTACCTGAAGGCCCGCAATAGTTCTTACCGTCTTTCCAGTTATAAATTGTAGCAACTTCACCGTCCGGAAATTCTATGTACCACTCGGCATCGCATTTAAAATCATCGAAATGATCAGATGGTTCGCCAAACATATCGACCAATGTGGTATATGGTAAATTATGTAGGTAAGCTTGCAATGATGTGCCGTTGGCTGTAATGGAATCATCATCGTTGTGAGTAAGAAAGGGTTTGGTCATACTAACTCCAATTCTGTAATAGTATAATTATGAAGCTCATACTTTATTGCATCGTTCTGAGCATCGAGTTTGTGATGGTAAACACCAATCGGGTCTACCTCTTCCATAAGAAGATACACAGTGGTGGAATTATTCTTCGTCATCTTCTTCATCCCAATTGCAAGGATTATTGCCTGAAGTATCAATTTCGATACCACCAAATGTTAATACACCTTCTGCATCACGAGTACATTTAACATTGTATTGAAACTCTACAATTTGTGAAAGCGAAGGATCATGTTCTTCTGCATATGCATATGGAACGAGGCCAATGATACCAGCATCGACACCATATTTGTGACCACGATTACAACAGTATGTGCCATCACCATAACGTGTTGAGAAAGCAAGAACCTGAAAGCCATGGACTAGGCCAACAGGATGATTGAAATAATCACATGAAGCGAGCAAATCATCCCAGTCTTCTTTTGGCACTACATAGCAAGGATCGCCAAGGACGTACTTGCCGGGTGGCACGATAACAGTGACAACTTCTGGAGGTAATACTTGCATTTGAGTCATAAATTACTCCGTTTTTAAAGTTTAGAATTAAGATACTACATAACCATTATACCATAGATTACAACTATTGCATATCACTATGTAAAATAGTTTAAATCTTGATACTGTTAGTAAAAACGTTCGATACGATCTTTGATCTTTTCTACGAACATCTGTAAAGCAATGCCTTCCATCTCTACCACATCATCGAGATCATCGGGCACTGAATACTCTGTGGCAACATCACGAAGACGCTCGATTGTGTCATCGAGGAATTCGTCTGCCATCTTATCGCTGAGCGTATCAGCTAGTTTCTTAAGTTCATCTTTTGTCATTTCTGACTCCTGTTGTTGACTAAGACCACATTGCTGTGGTTTCGGCTATTAAAGCCTCATCAGTTAGCCTATGCAGCCTCTTTCTCGGCATCATAAAGCTTGGTGCCTTTGTACGTGCCTAGATACTGGCAACCATCTACTTGTGGGGCATACCACTTGATCTCGTAGTTCGCTGCATTAGGCAATGGAACGTAGAAAATGGTATAAGTTGCTTTCTGTTTTTTAAACCAGTCGATAACATCGTTAATGTTATCTGATGTGCGCCACTCTGCGTAATTGGCACCGTAAAAGTGAAATGGTTGAACGGAATCTATGGTATTCATGCTGCCTCCTTGTGAGCGGGTATTTTAGGGATTTCACGAACAATGACTGGATGTAAAGTTTCGCCTTCGATCAGTAAACGCTCGATACTTTTCTCGACATACTTGCGAACGTAGGCTTCTGTGTCCTCGTTGTGGACGGTAAGGTGGAATGAGACACGGTACATTCTCATGAGTGTAGTTCCCATGCTTTGAAGGCTGCACGATGAGTTGCCGCTTGGATTTTAATAAAGTCTTCACCCATATTGGCATCTTCGAAGATATCGAAGAGCTGAGTTGTGTGACGAATCCAACGCTGAATGTATTCATCGCGAGACAATTGAATGGGTTTGCCAAATGAATTGGTGAACTCTTTAGTTTGCATCAGTTTCTCCTATAATGTACTGCGTTGACTGGCACCAGTCGTTGATAACATACTGCACGTCTGATTTGGGAATGCCAAGCTGCTTAGAAACAATACAGATACGATCTGAGCGATCCATGACTTTTTCTAAGGCTGCTATAATGTCCATGACTTTATCGGGATTCATAGCACGTCTCTAAATTTAAGAACTTCGCTAACTGAGTCAGTGAAGTTAGAGTTGTTTAAATCTGGATTATCGAATAACTGCTGAGCTTGAGCCAAGCGTTGATCAACAGAACGATGAAATACTGAATAAAACCGTTGATACTCATCAGTAGTACCGAATTTCTTATTGATCATGTACTCGACCATAGGGCTTAGGTAATTCTTGTAAAAATCCTGAGCTTCTGGCTTAGTTGCAAAAGATTTAACAATTCGCTTTTGGTGCGGGGCATCAGTGCTGTAATCGATGGCGAATACAATCCAGTGATTGTCAGACTTTTTGCCTTTAGGCGTATAAGCACAGTTATACGGCCATGTGCCTGATTTGATAAGATTTGTTAGCATAATGTATCTCAGCTATGTTTAGAATTTAGAAGATTAAAATCGTAAATACTCTTTACTACATAACCATTATACCATATTTTGATACTTTTATCTACCACTATGTGAAATAATTTTTTGGTTTCGGTTACATAATCTAGGAAAAGTTACATGTTCGATGAGACATTTTAGCATTGTTCTAAATCTTAGTCTACTGAGTTACAGAATTTTATGTAACTGAGAGAAAAAGTGTAACCGAGAGAGCTAAGCAGCATAAGGTCAGTAACAGAGTTACATAGTTACATATTATATTTTATTGAATTGAAATGTATATAGTATATAGATATAGATCTGGCCTCGTTTTTGTGTAACTGTAACCAAAAAGTGTAACCGTGTTGCAGACCATGTAGAATTGTGAATATTCACAGAGGAGCAGTTATGAGCGAAAAGAAGATTCATGGCAATAGTAAGTACAATCCTGCATTTTGCGAGAGAGTCATTGAGATGGGCAAGCAAGGATTCTCGAAGGAGCAGATGAGTAGCGCTTTGGGCGTAGGCTGGGATTGCTTTGATAACTGGGCCAAGAAGCATGAAGAGTTCAACCAGGCCTTACGTACGGCGCTCCAAGAGGAGTTATCATATTGGGAAGCGCTAGGCTTACAGAACATTCTGGAGGTTCCGGGAGGACAACGCTTAAATGGCGCGGTCTACAACAAGATCATGGCCGCACGCTTTCCTCGAAAGTACTCAGAGCGGAACAAAGTCGAGCTCACTGGCGCCGATGGTGGCGCTGTACAAATCGAGAACACGCACACTCTGGGCCAAGAGATTCTGGATGAGATACTTGGCAGCCTCCAAAAATCGAGCCATGACGAGTGAAACGGGCTTTCGGCAAACGGGCTTTTAAACGGGCTCTAGCCCTTTCAGAATCGGCTCAGAGTCTCGAGATTGCTCAGATTCTGAGCGCTGAGCTCTCGAGCTAGCACGCAGGGGTGGATTATTCCCTGGGCTTTTGGGACTGCGCCGAGTGCCGAGCTCTTAGAATCTGAGCAGCTTAGCGTTTAGAATTTAGATTTCAGAATTTTTCTCCTTTATTTTTTGTTTCCTATGATTCTATTATACCATAGTTCTATGTTTTATTCTTTCACAGTGTGAAATAAATTATTTTTTTACTTTATCACATCATGAAATTCTGAAGTACTAATTTATGGTATAATGAATCGTAGCAAGCAATAAATTACTTAATTCTTAACTTCGGAGATTTATATGAAAAATTCTTTCGCAATTAAAAACATCGAATGCTTTCCTTCCAAGCTCAAAGCTAAAATCGCTGGCACTGATTTCTATGTTAACATCGAGAAAAAATCAATTCTCGAATATTTAAAAGCTCTCCCAGCAAATGGTGAAGTTTGTAATGTTGAATTAAAAGATTACATCTACATCGAATTCATTCAACAATAATCCTCCCACTCGGATCCCAGGAGCCTAGCTCCTGGGATCGAAGTTTTAGCTTGGCTCTGGGCACTAGGCTACGGGCTTTTTTACTGCAGAAAGCATAGGACCTCGAGACTTCTGCTGGGGGCGCGCTAGGCTCGCTTCTGAGCACACAGTCCTCGGTAACCTAAAAGTAAACACTTATCTCTGCAGCTCTCTGCAGCACTGCAGCTTGGCTAAATTGCGTAAGGATTAACAGACCGATTCGGTCTAGGGTTGTCATCATCCACGTAAATGGAGGATGTGTCTGGCACATAGTCCAGTGTGATCATGCCACTGTCTCGCAGGTATCGGAGTGCTTGGCTCAAAGCATCCACGTAATCGTCATGTCTGCCTAACGGAAAACTGCATACTTCGGATATGAATGGTTGTATCCAAGTCCTAGGCTGCCCAGGTATCTCACTGCTTTCAGGTAGATACATGAGCCCCTTCTCGATCATCGGAGCTACGATGTTTAATCGAGTTGCCTTATCTGCCGACCCCGGATTGTAGCCTCGAATAGGAATCCGTGTTTGTTGCAAGTCCTGTATCAGTGCTATGCCACTAGACTTGTTTTCAATCAGCACCAAGTCTACCTTCTTCCCGCTCCCGAATTCATCCGGATTACCGTAGACTTCGGTGTACTCGTCCTGTAGCTTAGCCCTTAGATCCGGATACAGTAGATGCTCAGACCAACAGTCTATCAGCATGACACGGTTGCCTTGATCAGGCCCAGGTCTGAAGATGCCTAGAACCACACACGCAGTGGGGTCGTTAACAGTCTTATCAGAGGTTGCTACGTCATAACTTTGTACTACGTATGAAAATTCAGGGAACGGCTTTTCGGAGTCATAGAGCTTGAACCAGCTTCTTTTGACCAGACCGCTCTCTTCTGGATTCAGAATCTCAGCGTGAATCTCTTGGCGGCCGATCTCTGTGCCTTCGTACTGGAGAATCTGATTCTGGAATGTCGGTGCCAGATTGTGCATGTTGCTATACGTACTTGCGGTTGTGACATGTACATCTTCACCGTCTCTGTCATACAGCTCTACGATCTTAGGAACCGGTTTAGGAGTGGTAGTGCAAACCATACGTGGCTTCTTACCTAGCCGTAAACTGAACTGAATCATGTCCCAAGCATCATCAAGGTAGTCATAGGCAGCTAGCTCGTCTGCCCAGACATGGTGCCATTGTGGACCGCGGAAGCGGCTAGGCTCAGATGCAGCAATACCTTTGATTAAAGAACCATTCTTTAGAGTCAGTTCGTGCAGAGAAATGCCGTAGTTGGAGATGATCTCGGGAGGCGTGACGTTTAGCAGGCCGGATTCTCCGCCAAAGCACACATCTCGTATATCGCCACTGGTCGGAGCAGTGACTAGAATGCGGCTCTTAGGATTTGACCATGCAGTCCACCACACCCACTCGGCGGCAAGCCTTGTCTTTCCGGCTCCACGACCAGCTAGCAATAGCCAGATCGCCCAGTCTGTGTTCGGTTCTATTTGGTGAGGTAGTGCTACAGTCAACCACTTTAGCCGAGCTTTAAAAGCTGCTCGCCACTCAGGCGACATCTTCGATAACTCGGCATCATGCTGCTTAATTCGTTTGGCTATTAGTTTGAGCTGCTCATCAGTCAAAGGCATAAGTTATTGTAACACTTACTCAGATAATGTTATGATCTGTGGACATGGATCCTAGCTCTAACGTCTCGGTTTCGTTTGACCCGTCTGAAATTGAGGCGATACTCAATAAGTCTGCACAACAGACTTCACCGTTGCAAGCAGTAGTTCCTCAGCAAGAACAGCCACAAGCAGTTCCTCAACAAGAAGCGCCATCACCATTTGGCGCTCTTAGCACACTTGCAAACCATGCGCTTGACTACATCACGCCTAAGCTACCGTCGTTAGATGACATATCCAACAAACTACAGACATTACCAGAAGACATTACTCGATTTCTGACTAATCCACAAGCATTCACAGAAGCAGCGACAGGTAAAAACCCATTACCACAAGAAACTGGTTTTGCTGCATCGTTCACAGGCTTACCTGCTAAGAATCCGAACTCGTTATTTACACCAGAAGGAATGGCATACCAAGAAGGGTATGAAACTGGTGAGCCATACGGCATAGCAGCACAAGTTGTTCCATTTTTATCGCCTATTGCTAAACCATTAGCTCAAGAAGCTGCTACTCGCGCGTTTATGGGCGAATCGTTATTGCCTAAGCAGCTACAACCATTTGCATCTGACACTGGTGCTCTTGGCATTATGGAAGGACGCTCATCTAGAAACTGGTCACCTCAAGCAGAAAATCAGTTTCTAAATAATGAGCAAATAGGTATGAGCCCGCATGCTAATTTAGCAATGACAGGAATGCTTAGAGGCCCTGACGGCATGCTAAGACAGCAGATCTCAGACAAAGCTGCTCAAGTAAAGCTTCATGAGAGTCTGATTCCTAGAAAAGATTTAACACTTGAAGATGTGTATGATCATCCAAAGTTGTACGACTCTTATCCTTGGCTAAAAAATATTCCTGTCATCTTTAGAGAAGATTTGCCAGAAAGATCCATGGGTGGTTATAGCCCAGCATCTAATCATATTTATCTCAATGCAAAGCATATCAACAATGCTACTGAGATGAAGAAGACATTTGGTCATGAAGTATCACATATCATTCAGCAAGCAGAAGGATTTGGTAGAGGCGGTAATGAGGCAATGTTTCCTGTTACTCAAGACATTGCAGATGCAAAAGAACTAGAAACATATATGAATGCTGCTAATATTTCTGCAAAAGATGCAGCAGATCTATTTCAAGCAACACACAAACGCCGCCCATCAGAAGTTGCAGTAAACTATGCAAATTCTGGACAAGCTAGCATGGTTCCTTACTTATCGCCTACAAAGCGGTATGAGCACATATTAGGTGAAATAGAAGCAAGATTATCAGAAAACCGAATGGGATTGACTAATGAAGAGCTTAGGCAATACTATCCTTATGAATTTAAGCCTCAAAAATTTAACAGTGGTCTGCCCGAGAAAAAGAATTTTGGTTTAGAAAATGACACAGATCTAGAGCATGCATTAATTCATGCAGGCTATGATGCCAAAGGCAAACATATCTTTATGACAGCTCCTGAATGGAGACGGTCACAAGCTGCAAGAGAAAAATTAGCAGCTCGTCAAGTGCCGACTACTGATGAGATGAGAGCTGAACTAGCATTACGTCCATCAGAAGATATGATGTCCGTCAAAGAAAAAGGCGGCAACTGGCCTGAGTCATGGCTAGATCGTAACATGGAAAGACTAAAGAAAAAAATTCCTGAGTTTGACACATCAAAATCGTATACTCAAGATCAAGCAAATTATATAAGCAATCGTTTCCCTGGCATTCAAGATGCATATGCCATGGATTTTAGACAATCAGGCAAGCATGGCATGGATTATGGAAAAGACTTTTGGCCGTGGATGGAGCAAAACTTTCCTAATGAGCTAAAAGAGCTAACAACCAAAGCCACAACAGATCATGCATTGAATAACTGGGTTGATAACAGACTAAAGCCTTATCTTAGAAATGAGTTAGCTACTCCTAATGATTCAGTTAGAAAACTTGCAGATGAGCATGGAATTAGCCACATCAAAGACTTAGAAAATACGCAACCCATGTCTAAGTTTGCTTTAGAAGAAGCCAGAGAGAGAAATAAAATGCCGCTTGAAGGGCATGCCACAACTCCGGCAGGTAAAATGTGGGAAAATTTGGCCGACACTAGTGTACATCCTATGCCTGCTAAAGAGTTTATTGGCGACTATTTTGCAACTGCAACTCAAAACCCTGGATTAATAGAAGCTGCAACACGTGATCCTAGTGCAAAAATTCATCAATTAGGCAGTGACTTTGACACAAGGCTTGGTCTTGATCATTTAATGGATGAGCTTCGCAGCTCACTTACAGGAAATGTGCCTCAGCATTTAGCACTAACTCCTAAGACATTAGAGCGTATGACAATGGCCGATGCAGTTCGACATGTCAGCAAAATTAATGACTACCGTGAAAAGCAGATGGCAAAGACCGCTGCTAAAGACATGGAGCATTTTCCGCCTATTAAAGCATATGCAAATGGTGATAAGTGGCATGAGATTAAGATGCCTGATGTAGATCATCCGTTGGATGAAGGGCATGAACTTATTCAGTTTACTAATGAGAATGGTAAGCCAGTTCATAATATTATTAATAAAGCTACTGGTGAACGCATGGTTGACACCACAAAACATGCCAAGCATGCAATGGAGCAATATAGCGAGAAAAAGAATTACGAACTTCTTGATAAGACACTCAAGAATGAAGGTGACATGATGGGTCACTGTGTAGGCTGTTATACCGATGAAGTTGCTAGTGGTGACACAAAGATCTTTACATTACGCGATAAATCAAATAAGCCTCATGCAACTGTTGAGATGAATGTAGTTGCGCCAAGATGGGATGAACTTCCTGATCATGTTAAAGGAATGCAAACCCCTGATTTAGAAGATTGGATTAAAGACAACCCAACTGTTGTGCTTAATCAGTTTAAAGGTAAGCAAAATAGACCGATTATTGAAAAATATCGTGATCAAGCACTTGACTTACTAAACAACCCTGAAAATGTTCACACGATTTATTCAATTACTGATGAAGGTAGACGTGACCTAGCAGGCGCAGGTATTATAGATCGTAATGATACGAAAAGCGTTATGAATTCTTTAATGTCCCCTTCTATGGACACTAAAGGAAGCAAAATGGATCTATATAATCAGTTGCTTGAGAAAACCCCTGACTTGCCGCGTTTTGTGACAACAGATCATCTTCGTGAATTACTACAAAGTAATAAGCCTAAGGGACATAAAAAAGGCGGCAAAATCACAAAAATGAACGAAGGCGGTATCTCTCCTGCATCTGATATTCCACAAACTCCTGCAAAACAGAACCCAAACACAACAGATTACGTGAAACCAAAGACAGTTGACCCTGGTTTTAGAGAAATCTTTGAAAGAGTAAGAAATACGCCTAAGCCAACTAGTGGTGGTGGAGGTGGTGTAGGTTATGTCCCCGGTGGCAGCAACCCTTTTAACCCTGATAGCCCTTTAAATCGAAAACGCGGTGGTCGTGTTAATATCGATCAAATGAAGTTAGAACTCGCAATGAGGAAATAATATGCCAGAAATGCCAATTCCCCAAGATTACAATCGTTTTATTAAAGGAGAAGATGGCGCTGCACCTGATACTGACGATGATGACTCAATTTATGAGATTCTTGAAGATATTGAAGGCGCAGCAGGAGAAGTTGAAGAATTACCTGACGGTAGTGCAATTATTCGCTTCGATGACCTAAAAGGACCTGAAGAATCACCTGATTTTTATGAAAATCTGGCTGATTCTGGGTCTGTTGACTCATGGGATCTTGACACTATTGCCTTGAAGTACCTCGATTTGATCGAAAAAGATAAACAAGCTCGTGAAGACAGAGACAAGCAATATGAAGACGGTCTTAGAAGAACTGGATTGGGGCATGATGCTCCTGGGGGCGCTCAATTCATGGGAGCCTCAAAAGTCGTCCATCCGGTCATG